ACTCCATTATTCTATTGGGGTAATGGTTCATGGAACCGTGGTCAGAGATATAATGTATAAGGAGTTATTATGGGTGCAGCATATTCAGGGATAGCAGATGTTTCGGCTGGTAATGTAGCTGCTGTTCTCGATATTAATCAATTTAAACAAGCGTTAGAAGGACAACGAGATTTCGTTCCATTGATTTGGGCGACAGATGATAATAATATTGTCTTGCGTATAGGCGATGCAGCAGGAGCAAACTTTCTTGACATACAAGATTCTGCAGGAGTCAGTCAATTTAAGGTAGATAGTAATGGAAATATTACAAGTACTGATATCCTCACTTCTACTCGGTTGGCTCGCCTTACATCTGATGTAGTCGTATCAAGTGCTACATTAGCTGATGTAGTAGGTATGTCTTTTTCTATTGGCGCTAGTGAATCCTGGACAATGCAAATGTTTGGTATGTTCGATGCAGATACAACTCCTGATATAAAAGTAGGCTTTACAGGCCCTGCTGGATGTGCAATGACATGGGCGCACACTGGGAATCCATTATTGAATGCTGCTGGCGCGACTCTTTATAATCCACCAGAAACAATAGGTACTGCATGGCAGGGAGCAGGTCAAGGTGCAGGTATTCCATTAGCTACAACCTTTGCAGGAACTATTGTAAATGGAGTGACTGCAGGTACAATACAACTTCAATATGCTAGAGACGGTGCGTCTGGTACATCTACATTAAAAGCAGAAACAAATATAATCTTTACGAAGGTGAGTTAACCATGGCTAACAGTAGCAAAAAGCAAAACTGGATTAAAGATGCCATCAAAAGGCCCGGAGCCTTTGGTAAAAAAGCTAAAGCTGCTGACATGAGTACGGCTGCCTATGCCAATAAAGTAATGTCTAATAAGGAAGATTTTTCAAAGCTTGATGTAAAGCAAGCTAGTCTTGCAAAGACCTTAATGGGATTTAATAAGCCTAAGAAAAAACGGTCTGCGTAATAGACATTGTCTTATCCTTATTAGTGTTACTAATACTTATCGGGAATGGTAAGTGGATAAGGGAGTTTTTGTATGGCAAGACTAGCATTTCGTGGCGAAGTAGACAGCTTAAATCGTTACAAAGGATGGCCCGTTACGGGCACGATATCAAGCAGGTTTGGCGTTGTGCGCGAGACTTTATCAAAAGGTAAAGGGCATTCTGGCCTAGATCTGGCTGCTCCTATTGGCACACCTGTATACGCACCTATGGATGGAGTAGTTAATGATGTATTCACGACCGAAGAAACAGTCGCGTGGAGAAAAAATGTGGCGGCTATCTTTGGTAACTCTGTTTTCTTGCGTCACTCTGATAGCGACGGGAGTCTTCTTGGCTACACTTTATACGCTCATTTTGATTCCGCGCCAAGTGTCTCGCGCTCTGAATCCGTCGAAAGCGGAGACCAAATTGGAGTCATAGGAAGCACAGGCCAATCTACTGGACCACATCTTCATTGGGGCTGCACAATTATGGACAACCCTTACTTTTCTAGAGCCAAAGGTTTAAACGATCCACTTAATTTTTTAGTGTCTAAATCTGTCAGTGAACCTGCAGAAGATTATGTGTTGCCTGATGCTCAAGAAATTGACGAGCAACAGAAAAAAGCTAATGACATGATGGATGCTGCGCAGAGCATGTTGAATGACATTATTGATACACTACAAGGCAAAGAAGAAGATATGGAGTAACTATGCCTAAAGTTAAAACAAAGAGTGGCAAAACAAAGCACTATTCATACACCCCAAAAGGAATGAAAGCTGCTAAAAGTGCTGCCAAAAAAGCAGGTACTAAGGTACAGACTAAAAGGAGGTATTAATGCCTGAAGAATATAGAGACATTTTAGAACGTGCTGCGTCAACAGCTGTCCAGGCTGCGGTCGGAGTGACAGCAGGTATGAGCATAGCTGATATTGACATGGACGCTATGGCGCTAATTGCTACAGTAGTAGTGAGTGCTTTTGCTAGTGTTGTTAAATCTGGCGTAGCTCAAAAGTTAGTAGGAGATGATACCGCTAGTTTGGTTACTCTAAAGCGAGACCCCAAAACTGGCAGATTTATGTCCGCAAAGAAGGGTAAAAAATAATGGATCGAATGGAACGTAGTTTAAATATAAAAGCAGTAGCTGAAGCAACGCTTGTTTCTGAAGAAGCAGCTTCTGAAGTTGAAGAAAAAGTAGTTGAAAAACCAGTTGCTAAAAAGAAAACCTCTGCGAAGAAAAAATCTTCGTAATTTAAATGTCAGACGAAGCTGAGAAAGATCAGAAATCTTCTAGTGGTGGTACTACTATCACTGGAGTTCAGCTTCTAGTCGGGGTTATCTTTGTACCTGTCGTAATGGTATGGCTCGCGTTGGGAGCTAGAATCATATGGTCAGCTACAGGAAACCCCGAAACTCTCGACCAAATTGAAGGATTATTAACAGCCCTTGCGGTGCTGTCGCTACCTGTATCGATGGGATTGGGTAAATTATTTGAAGCTTTCAGTAACGAAATCGAAGTTAGAAAGCGAGATAATTAATGTACGAATACAAAGTAACCCTAGACAGGATCGTCGATGGCGACACCATAGATGTAAATGTGGACTTGGGCTTTACGGTATGGCTTTCTAAGCAAAGAGTAAGATTGTATGGCCTGGATACATGGGAGAGCAGGACAAGAAATTTGTCTATAAAAAAGAAGGGCTTGCTAGCCAAGGCATTTACGAAACAGATGGTCTCTGAAGCTAAAGAAATAATCCTGATAAGTCATGGCAAAGGTAAGTATGGAAGAATACTTGGTGAGTTAATTTGTGATGGCGTAAATCTAAATGACGCTCTTATTGAACATGGTCATGCAGTGAAGTATTACGGTGGAACTAAAACTTTAAAGAGTTAGGTGCGACTAGGGAGATGACTAGGAAGCATACCGGGAAAGGACCGGATTCCCTAGTCACACCATTTATTGACTGCTGCGATGGAGGTTATAGCGTCAATAGTCTCCACTGTATCATATGTAGTCATGTGTAGTCTCCAGTAGTTATACGTGTCACTCGCGTAATTTTCAGGATGTAATACATTTATATTAGGAATAAAATCACCACCTTTACCGCAGGTAGCTACATCCCATAGTGCTTCAAAGAACCTGTCGTCTGATACCCACACACCATTTTCTATATGAGAGCTACCGTTTATAAAGCCACGCCATTCAGTTTTATGCAACGCTACGCGCAGTTCGTATTTAGTCATAAGTGTTACGTGACGAGCAGGGTTAATAGTAATGACTACATCTTCGACTGCTCTAGCGGTTATACCTACAGGAGTTACTGTGGGTGGTGGTGCAAGAGTTGGTGGCACAGCTGTAGCTACATCAATCCGCTCAACATAACTATCGTTGTCTAACGCAACAGGAAAAAATGCAATCACAGCTAGTACAACGCCTAGCACCAACGCTTTATACACTATTGAACTTTAACAGGTTGCTCCACATTGCCAGTTGAACTAAGAGATTGGATTTTTGTAGTCGCTGTAATGACAAAGTCTGCAGAGTTTATGCCTGACCCTGAGCCTATGACACTGGACTGAATAGTCAGCTTGCCCGCCTTTACGTAATCTATGTTAATGCCCGCGCCAAACGCCTTTATGTTAGACAGCGTAAGCGTCCTGCATTGTGAGCTTGCAGTAATAGTAGAAATAATAATCCTATCGTAATCGCCGTTAGAAACAGCAGGAACTTTTACAGTTCCACGATCTGATTGCACAACTATGTCTAGCACTGCGTTGTCTAATGTAGGTGACACGCTTAATCCGTCAGCTATATTGTTAGTCAGAACTAGCTCGTATATCTCGCTGTTTTCTAATGACAAAGCTGTAGCTACTACGTTTGAAATAATAATTTCATCACATTCAAGCCATTTACCACTTGCTCCAATTAGTTGAATAGCATCAGATAATCCAGAAGCTTTACCAATATCAAGATTAGATATCGTGATGTCTCCTGCTCGTGCGCCTGACATATTAAGTTGCAAGGTCATAGTCTGTAGCTTACGTACATCAGCAGGAGTTTGGTCGTTAAGAAACTGACTCCAATCTTGACCTACTTTAACTGACTTGTCTGGTTGTACGTATGAAGCCTCATACAATGCTGGTTCAGGCCAGATAGGTGCAGCTTTTAATCCTTGTACTGCCGAGAAAATAGCAATAGTCATTACAACTAGTCCAACAGCCAGCCCAAATGTACCAACCTTCCATACGCCACCTACAACACGCAATCCTTTAATAGATGGGATGCGTAAATTAAAAGAACGCTTGCCTTTTAATGTAGGTAATCCAATGTTTACACCAGGGGTGCGCCAGGCCGGGAAATTTAATTTTACTCGCGGCAGTCGAACATCTGGTATTACAAATAATACTTTTTTAAAAAAAGATTTTTTATGCGGTGGTTTTTGTGGAGTAGAATTCGACGAGTTCTTCGATGTCTTCTGGGTGTGTTGTGGTTCCATTGGGCAATTCCTTTATCTTAAAACCGTATTGATGAATGAGATCGCTAAAGCCATCCATCTCATCCATCCATTCTTCAAGTATACATTCACAATCATAAAAATGTTCGTCATGGTACACACACCACCAGTCTTCGCACATCTCGCAACGAATTTCGGTTGCGTCTTCGTACTCAACTAAACGGTTAATCGGTTTACCATCTGGGGAAACTAAAAAATTGGGCAAAATAAAATCCTCTCTTTCAAGAGGATCTTACTATAAATTAGCAGTGGACAGTGACGAGCGGGAAAACGAATTAAAAAAACCTACTCGTCCTGCCCACTAGAAAGAGGAAGCACCGGAACAGGAAGTGCTCTCAATTGATTATATCCCAAAACCTCCCTGCAATGTAGCCATTTCTTTGTATTGGTTACACCATGTAGAGACAGTGCAATACGATTCGCAGCGTCTTGGTGTTCCTGGCCTCGTCTCAATCATCATGCCTTGCTTGCGATTGTCTGATAGCCATTGTGCAGCCTCATTATAATTATCAAATACTTTCCTAGCTCTAGGTGCAGTAGCACTTGTTTTAACTGCGTAGGTAGTTTCACCTTGCCATCTTTCTTCCTGCGAGCAAAGAACTAATTGCGTATCTGGCTGTTCGATAGCCTCCCTGTGCAACGCTACGCGCTCTGAAAGATAATCTAATGTAGTTTGCTTATTCCATATTGGCACTTTTACTACTGCGGCTTTTTCTGGTGGGTAATCTTTAGTACGTTTTGACATGGCTTCTGACCAGTCACGAAACAGATATACAATTTCCAGACCTCGTACTTCATATCCATTAGCCTCGGCTAACAGTTTGTACAGGTTCAATTGCCTAATCCTGTCTTCCTTCATACCAAAAATAAATTCCCACACTGAGACTCGCTTGTAGTCTTGGATAACCTTGCGCTCCATATCGAAATAATCAACTGCTCCAGTTATTTTTACTCCGTCATGCTCAGCATGAAACCTTTTCTCTACTATCCCTTCAGTAATTTTGATTTGCTTTCCTGCTTGTTCTAGCAGATAGTGAACCGCTT